GTAATCTAAAAAGACAAATTCTATTAGATTCTGTACAAGGTCGTGCTCCTAACTTAGCGTTTCTTCCTATTGTGTCTCTACCTGAAGTAGAAACTTGGATTGAAACTTGGTCATTCTTTGAAACAATTCATAGTAGATCTTATACACATATTATCAGAAATATCTATCCCGATCCAGGCTCTGTTTTCGATAACATGCTTGATATAAAAGAAATCGCAAATTGCGGTACTGACATTGCAAAATACTATGATGATTTGATTGATAATCCTACAAAAGAAAATCTTTATATGTGTCTGATGTGTGCTAATGCACTGGAAGGCATTAGGTTTTATGTATCGTTTGCATGTAGTTGGGCGTTTGCAGAACTTAAAAAGATGGAAGGTAATGCTAAAATTATCAAATTTATTGCAAGAGATGAAAACACTCATTTAGCAGCTTCCACTTCTATGATTAAATCATTATGGAAAGAAGGCGATGAATGGACTAAGATGCATGAAAAGAAAGAACAAGAAATAGTAGACCTATTTGTAAATGTAATTGAACAAGAAAAACAATGGGCTGAATATCTTTTTAAAAATGGATCGATGATTGGACTTAACGAGACAATTCTAAAAGAATATATAGAATGGATTGGCTGTAAAAGAATGAGAGCAGTTGGTCTAACTTGTCCATATACGATTCCAAAAATGAATCCATTACCTTGGACAGAAAAATGGATTACTGGGGGAAGTGTACAAGTAGCTCCACAAGAAACTGAAATTACTTCTTATGTGGTTGGCGGAGTAAAACAAGATGTATCTGAAGATACATTAAGTGGATTAAGCTTATAATGCCTACACAACTTAAATTTAATTTTGATAAGCCGCGAGACTGCACTCCAAAAGAACAAAAAGAGTGGATTGATGGCGAACTCAAATATTGGGCAGATGTACAAGGTAAGCTTATTATTGGCTTATCAATTTTACAAGTAAGCCTAATAGGATTTATGTTAGGCATGATGTACATTATAGAAAACATTTTGAAATAAAGGAAACTAATAATGGAAGCAATACCGCCAATTAGTAATATACCAAGTGTAAGTACTCAAAGCCAAACCATTGTCGAAGTTTCTAAGACTGCAGATGGTAGAGATAAAATAACTAATAAATATTATGAAGTAGTACTTTATGATCATATTGGTAGACTATACACATCTCGAAATATGTATACACTAAATTATTTAATATAGGAGAATCATGAATTTAGAAATTGAAATTTATGGCAAAGATTTTTGTCCATACTGCGATAAAGCACAGGCCTTAGCTCAAAGAATTATAGCTGATAGAGGCGCTGGCAAATATGAATATAAGAAACTTGGTAGAGACTTTACAAGAGAAGAACTATTCGAGTCATTCCCTGGGGCTAGGACATTTCCACAAATCAGAGTTAATGGCCGAGTTGTTGGTGGATATACAGAGTTTGAGGCGCAGTATAAATGATTCTTTCGTGCGAGTATTGTTACAATAGGTTTGTTATCAAAGCAGATGATACAGATGTGGAGATAAATTTTTGTCCTCATTGTGGCGAACCACCTGAAGAAGAATTACAGCCACTAGATTTTGATGATGAGTAATTGGAAATATGAAGGCAGAGATTTCATACCACCGGAAGATTTTTCTAGTGATGACTATTATGGTTTCGTTTATTGCATATCGAATAGAGCCACTAATAAAAAATACGTCGGAAAAAAGTTTTTTTGGAAATCCAAGACACTACCCATCACAAAGACGAGAAAACGAAGAAAAAAACTTCTAGTCGAATCAGATTGGAGAGAATACTGGGGCTCCAACAATCACCTACAAGAAAATGTACAGACTCAAGGAAAAGATATGTTCTATCGTGAGATTCTACATCTCTGTAAAACTAAAGGAGAATGCGCATATATGGAAGCAAAAGAGCAGTTTGATAGAAATGTATTACTTACTGATGAATACTATAATGGTATTATTAATTGCAGAATCGGCGCAAAAAGTGTAAAAAACTTGTTTACAAATGACCAAAAATAGATTATAATATATACTATTATGGCTAAAATATACAAGTTTCCTTCTGGGAAACTATTACAAGATACTACTGATGATGATCAAATAGCTGAATTATCCGATGAATGTGTTTCTATAGCTCAGTTTCTAATGGATATAATAGAAACTGTAGTACAAAATGGCGATGCATCTGATTACTCAGATTTTACTCATATGAACTTCAGAGAAGAATTATTTGCTGAATCACGCGATATGTTTGTTATTGTAAATTTTTTAAATGCCATGTTTAACCGATATATTGGTATTCCACATGTCTTACATAAACAATTAGACAAACAATACGTAAATATTAACTATATTATTAACAAAAAAGCGAAAGAAGATGATATTACTTGATTATAGTCAAATTGCAATAAGCAACATTATTGTACAAAAATTAAACGATGAAAGCATGATACGACATATGATACTTAACAGTGTTAGAATGTATAACAAAAAGTATCGAAACGAGTACGGACAAATGGTAATCTGTGCTGATGGAATGAACACCTGGAGAAAAGAGTTTTATCCTTACTACAAAGCATCACGTAAAAAAGGTCGTGATGAATCCTCTCAAGATTGGCCTGAAATTTTTAGAATCCTACATCTTGTTCGAGATGAAATTAAAGCAAATCTACCATACAAAGTATTACACATGGAAGGCATTGAGGCTGATGATATCATTGGTACTCTTACTATGCAAACACAAGAGTTTGGTAAACATGAACCAATCATGATTGTATCTTCAGACAAAGACTTTATTCAATTGCAAAAGTTTTCTAATGTAAAACAGTTTAGTCCTATTCAGAAAAAAATGGTAACTGACTCTAATCCACGTCAATATTTATGGAATCATATATTGCGTGGAGATAGTGGTGATGGTATACCTAATGTACTTTCTGACGACGATACCTTTATTCAAGAAGGTAAGTCACAGTCTCCATTGAGACAACAAAAAATCGATATGTGGATTGAAAACGCTGATAATATAAAAGATCATATGGATGAAACTACTTATCGTAATTTTCAAAGGAATAAAAAGTTAATCGATCTTACTGATATTCCTGAACATTTGCAGCAGCTGATTATAAATACCTATGATGAACAATCACTTGCTCCAAAGATGAAAGTTTTGAACTATTTAATTAAGAAAAGATGTAATCAACTGATTGAAGTTGTGGAGGAATTTTATAATGTCTAGCTTATTAATTCATGAAGTATTGAAAAATGCTTCTAAACTAAAAACAAGAGAAGAAAGAATTGAGTACTTACAAAAGAATCAAACTGTCGCTCTTAAAGATATTTTTCGTATAAATTTTGACGAAGATATTGTTTCACTATTACCTGCAGGAGATCCGCCTTATCAAGCAGATGACGCGCCTGAAGGTTATCAATATACTACTCTCAATAAAGAATATACTAAATTTAAATTCTTTTTTAAAGGTCCTGTAGCTTTGAGTACAGTAGCGCCTAAGAGAGAAAGTATGTTTTTAAAACTTGTAGAGTCTCTACATTCAGGTGAAGCAAAAGTATTAATTCAAGCCAAAGATAAAAGGCTTAAAGTAGCAGGTATCACAAAAAAATTAGTGAGTGATGCCTTTCCTGGATTAATAAAAGTATAAGGAGGTAATAAGTAAATCCAGCCTTTGTTATGTTAATTTAACATTAGGAGATTACTTATGAGTATTACTCAAATTGAACGCCTCAGAAAAGACGTAAGAGAGGCTACTTTTTATCAAAAAAGATTGACAAAAAAAGGTAAACATACCTTGGCTTATAAAATGGAAAAGAAAATACAGTACATGTCAAATTTGTTAGATGACACAGTGGAGGAAATACTTAGGGAGACGCATTAGCGTCTCCTTTACAAATCATTGAAAATGTGGTATAATATATATTATGAATTTATTTATTTTACATGATGATCCTGTAATCGCAGCACAAAGCCAATGCGATATACATGTTAATAAAATGATCATTGAATCAGCTCAAATGCTATCAACTGTTCATAGAATGCTTGATGGTACTATGGAACGTCGACTCTCAAAATCAGGTAAGGTTCGAGTGCAATACTGGAAACTTGCTGATGAAAGAGAAGATACACTTTACAAAGCATGTCATTTTAATCATCCTTGCACTATATGGTCTAGAGAAAGTTGTTGCAATTATTCTTGGCATTACGAACACTTTATTGGATTATGTGACGAGTACACGTATCGTACAGGAAAAACTCATCTTACTGATAAAAAACTTAGAAATATACTACAAAAACTACCTAGCAATATAAATCGTTCTGGAGGAATGACCCCATTCAAACTTGCTATGAAAAGTAATCCAGAATGTGTAGTATATGATTTGGGCGGCACTAATGCTGTAGAATCATACAGAAACTTTTATCAAACAAAACAAAAACGATTTAATATGAAGTGGACAAAAAGAGAAAAGCCACAATGGTTTAAATATGCAGTATAAAATTTATGAACATAGATATACATTCAGAGGTAACTTTGCTTACGCTGCTGATTGTATTAAACACTCACTAGATTTAATGGGATATACGCAAACTGAAGATTCAGATGCAGCAGATTTGCATGTATATAATCATA